AGGTGTGTTTGCGGCGATGAGATCCAGATCTAATGCCAGCGCCAAAGCCGAAGCCAAGGCAAAAGCCGAAGCCAAGGCAAAAGCCGAAGCCAAGGCAAAAGCTGAAGCCAAGGCAAAAGCTGAAGCTGAAGCCGAAGCCAAGGCAAAAGCTGAAGCCGAAGCCAAGGCCAAGGCCAAGGCGAAAGCCGAAGCTGAGGCAAAAGCAAAAGCTGAAGCTGAAGCTAGGGCAAAAAGGATGGTGCGTTACATTAGAGTCGGTCGAGTAAAAAATAATTCAAATCATTGGATGAATCTCGCAGAAGTGCGTGTGATTGATGTTAAGGGTACCAATGTAGCAAGAGGTAAAAAGGTTACCGGGAGTACTCTATATTCAGGGAGTTTCCCTCATTCTAATTTGGTTGACGGAAATGTAAATAATTTTGCACACACACACAATAATAATAATGAATGGTTTGAAATAGATTTGGGTAAAGAATATGAAGTAGATCGCGTTGAAGTTGTAAATCGAAAAGATTGTTGTGGGTTTCGATTAAAAAATACAACCATTTCGGCGGGTAAAGTACCAAATCCCGGTGATAAACGCTCAAGTCCTCTTTCTTCGAATGCACCCGAAAATAGAAATGGTGCAATTTGGACTTGGAAATTACCTAAGTGAACATCCTTTCTTTAAATTTTAGAACAAAAAAACGAACCAGTGACGTACATGTATTCGACGATAGCTAATAATAGCTTTTCTTATATCCTTACAGTTGACGAGTTCAGAAATGAACTCCCAGAAGAAATCAGACCTTCTTGGATCAAGATTACAACAATAACTATGGTCTCAAGCTTTATCCAAGAAATTGATATTAAAAGACTTCGAAGAATTTTCGAAGATATTGGTTCATTTAAATTGAGAAGATGCGGAACCAAGAATGATGGAGGTTTTGAATGGAAATTGAAACCCACAACTTTTTATAACCAAGTGACACTGACATACAATGACACGTACAGCACCAAGTCTGTCAAGGTCTTCCCCAACGGTTCCATTCAGGTGGCTGGTTGCTGTGATCTCTTTGATTGCAAGAGAATTATCACACAACTTACATACATTTTCAAAACTTTCCTTGGCATGGAAACTCAAATGCCGGTGGATTCTTTTCGAGTTGTCATGATTAATTCGAATTTCAGTTTGAATTACAACATCAATCTTATGAAAGTTGCAAATTGGTTTGAACAATACGATGATATTTTCAAAGTTTCTTTTGAACCAGACAGATACAGTGCTGTGAAGATTAAGTTCAAGCCAAGTCAGGACATGAAGGAAATTACAACGAGTATTTTTTCAACTGGGAAGATTATCATCACGGGTGCAGAAACCTTGAAAGAAATTGCTTTTGCTTACAACATCATCAATCAACATATCAACGAATGCCCCGACATCCGAGTTTCCCCAACGGAAGAAAAGGACATTTTCAATGTGTTTTTGGGACACAAGTGCGAACCAATGGTTGAACACCTCAGACAAAAGGGATTCAACTCTTGGATGAGTACGATTACCAACAGGCAAATTAATTTCTAATTTAATAGTAACAAAATGTCTCAACGACTTGGAATGGCCGATGGTCGGTGCTTCACCATTAACTCTTCAGCCCAACTTACCAACAATTACATTATGAAGCAAAACGGTATTTCTTTTGAAGACAACTACTCTTACCGTCAACTTCTCCAAAAGTCTGGCCCAGAACTGCTTACCAAGCTCTCTGAACAAGGTCGAGGAAAGTGCGATCCATGTGACAAAGTCACTGATATGTCTAACATTTACTGAGCTAAATCTCGAAAAAAACTTTAAAACCATATTCTAGAATGTCGCCATGTGCAATATGTCTCAATGATGTGAGATCGACGAGGACCAATCCTCCGATCCGTTGTGGACATATGTTCCATTCGCACTGTCTAGAAGAATGGAAGAGCAAAGGTAAGAACACATGCCCACTATGTAGAAAGGTATTTGATGTTTCACAATTTAATGTAATAGTCACAGTACAGAACAACTATACCGCAGCATCTAATAGTGTAACATTGGGCAGTGATGCTGTTTTCAATATAATGGACATTTTTGACATGTCTTTTGATGTTGAAAATACCGTAGATTTAGACAGTCTTTTGGCGGACCTTGGGGTGAGTCTTACCGACTTTGATTCCCTTGTCCTTGACGCAGAATGAACTACAGTAACGTTCATAGTTTAGACCTGGATAGTTCCTAGAAGCCTTGCGGGGATCAGTAATAGCCTTTCCCTTTGCATCAGTGAGAAGTGGACCGGTAGCCCAACCACGCTTGTGACTGAATACATTGGCTCTAAAAATGATTCGCTTATTTACTTGAAATTTACCAGCCCGCTTCACCCTGGATTCTGGAACTTTGAAAAACTTTGCAACAGACTTTTGTGTGTCGCCCGGTTTTATACGATATTCCACAACGCCGTGTTGAACATAAAAGTGAAAGTCTCCCTGTCGAATATAGTTTGTGGGTCTTCCAGGACAAACAAACATCATAACTTTGTAGTATCCTTTCTTGCACTTTTCATTTGGTTTAGCTCTGTAAATCTTTGTTGGATTGTCCGAAATGACGCGCTTGGGAAGACCACGACAGTGGGTGTAATTATGGTTTCTATTTGAAAGACCGGATCTGTCACCTGGAATAGACTTTTGCCATCTGTACGCTTCATAGTCCCCTACCGCATACGCATAGCAGTTATTGTTACCAATACCAGTCGAAGTACCCCAACGTTTATTGGTAAACTTTCTTTCCGAGCCACTCAGAGGCAACTCTTTCATTTGTAATTCAAACAGAAAAAAATATTGTCATCTAGTAAAATGCTTAAGGAAGCCGTCAAGTCTCAAAACAAGTCTGATCTTCTCGTGGAGTTCCTCATCTTTGTGTTGAACATCCTCATCGCCACATTTGTGCTTCGATTCGCGTGGAACCGCTCCCTCGTCAAGCACATTACCGTACTCAAGCCACTCGCCTCAATGCTTGATGCGTTCATCCTCGCTCTCTCTTTGAATGTCCTTCGTGGTGTTTAAACTTCATTATAACCAATGTGGTGTTTGCCATCTGGACTAACAAGAGTTGGGAAGGCTTCCAAGTCTGAACAACCTCCCTTATCACAATCTACAAACTTGAAGGGCTTACCAGCCTCTTTCATGTAGTCTAACTGTTTACGAGTCCATCCACAACCCATGGTCCCGTAAATAGTCCAAGTTTTACCATCAGACACAGCGGCTGGCGCCCCACCCTTCTTTGTCTGAGACAAAATGTAAATATCGATAATCGCGAGTAGGATGAGAAGCCACATTGTTTTATACTTTTATTACATATTTTTTATAAACTTACACATTTGTTCCTTTGTCAAGTTTGGATCCAAACCAAACATCTTGACCAATTCACTCTTCTTGTAGAGGCGACACTTTCTCTTTTCAATCTTGAGGTCACCATTTTTGTTAATGAAAACCTTTGTTTTTGTCTTAGGTTTGGGTGTCGGTGACTTCTTTTGAGCTGCAATCTTCTTTTCTATGCTACGAACTTGGTTCATAACAGATGGATCTCTTCCACGAATCTGCGGTCTCTTTGGTGGAACCTTCTTTTTAGCAGCCTCCTTTTCAAGGACGGCCTTTGCACGACGAATGGCACTCGCGGTGGCGGGTTTGACCTTTTGTGGCACGGGTTCTGGTTTGGGTGTCGCAGCAACAGTCTTAGGCAAAACTCTTCTAAGAATGCTACCCTTCTTCTTCTTTGGTTGAAGGAATGGGTGATTCAAGATTTGTTCATAGGTTGGAAGGCCGTGTCTAAAACCAGGTCTCAGACGCCCAGACTTAATATATGGATTGGTTGAACCAAGATATTTGTCTGGAAACAAATCTTTTATGAATTGCTTAACTTTTGTCAATTTTGTATAATTATAAATGATGTTTAAAATGTATTGAACATCATACATGTGGTGTGACCCCACATAAATACCATCATTTTTGTATTCTCCACTTGCGACATCTGGGTTTCTAATACCCTCAATTGTCGAAAGACCAAAATCAATTATGATTGGTTTGTTGCCTTCCAATACAATAATATTGTTCCAATGAAGATCGTGGTGTCTAAACTTTGGGTACTTTTCATGGATTCTCTTCAAGTTCCTAATAAGTTGTGAAATTAGGGAGCGGTAAGATCCGGGTGACTGTGGTTTTTTCATCCATTGTTGGAGAGTTTCACCTTTCACGTATTCGAAATAAAGAACATCAAGACGACCACAATCCTTAAAATGATACATACGAGGAACGCCCATACCCTTCAACTTTTCCGCGATACGAAATTCCATCTTAGCAGTGGGTTCATCGGTAACTTTCATAGCAATTTTCGTGTTACATTTATCTTCGAGGCAACCATAAAATACAGCACCGTGAGCCCCCTCACCAAGTTTTCGGAGGTTCTTACCCTTTTCTATACGAAGACCCACATTTGAGAAAAGTTGACCCGAATTACAGGCCTTCTTTCCTCGCAAAAATTTCTTAACTTCTTCGCCGACCGCGTTCTTCTGAGCGTTGGTCTTGGCATTGTTGGCAATATGGACAAGGTCCGAAAGCTTCACCATACTTATTACAAACTAAGAAAAAGTTTCTCCATGTTGTGCCATCATCTCTTCTTCTATATCATCTTCTTTGATGTAACCTTTGAGCAGGTCTAAAATTTCTAAGTTTTTCGTGGCGACAGCACCAACCATGGTTGGATGTGCGTAAAGACCAACTACTTCTTCATACATCTCTGGTTTGAAAGCAGTTTTGCAAGTGTTCAAAAATACCTTGAACATATCAACAGCAACTTTATGATCGTGATACATAGCCATCCAGTAAGTAATATAGTTTTCCCACACAATACTAGAGTCTTTTAAATTGTCATTTACATCTTGTACAATTTCATGCTCATTCGCCTTAAGAGCTTCGAGGTCACCGCGTTGAATAGCTTTGGAAATGTTCATTTTGTTTTGAGATGATTTTATCAGGTTTCATATGTAACTTAGGTTAAGTAAATTACATATCAAACTTGTTGATTGATAATTTTTGTTATGATTATTTAGTCTTCGTCAACTTCGACGTCTTCGTCGATTTCGATGTCTTCATCAACTTCACCAGCTTCTGGGAGGTCAAGACCCTGGAAGGCGAAAGAAGGAAGCTTGGCAGACTGTTCAAGCAAGGTTTGTTGCAAACGAACGGTGACACCAAACTTATTGTCAATGAACCAAATGGAGCTCACATCAACAATGGCCATAACCTTTTGACCCTTTTCGATGGTATCAAGGGTAACTTGTTCCTTTTGCATATTGTATGCTTCTGGAACAAATGAACCATCTGGCTTGGTAGCAATCTTGAGCTTAATGGTAGATGGGTATGGCTCCTTTCCTGGACGAACAAGAGGCTTGTAGAGAGCTTCTCGTAGAACCGCGACATTGAATTCCTTACCGAGCCACTCCTTGGAGTTCTTGGCGACAGTCTCAACAATAAGGTTGTCAAGTTCCTTCAATTTATCGTGGAGTTCCATAGCTTCAGCGTTGTCGCTATCAAAAGAAAGGTCAAGAGAATAACTAGTACGTCCAGTACCCTCGTCGGTGAACGCACTAAGACCATACGGCGAACGCATGAAGGGAAGTTGAAGGTAAAGTTTCTTATTGTCGCCACCATTGAGGTAGACGGTCTTGCCGCCATTCTTATTCTTACGGAGTTTCGAGAAGACCACGGAGGATGCATTGAATTCGGAGGATCGTTGAATAGCAAGTGACATTGTGTAGAGGGTATTATATATCTACTAGGAGGCTAGACTTTAAGTCAATTTTTTTTGTTCGATTACAATAAACTAGTCATGGGTCTTTTTAAAGATTGTGGATGTGGGTGCAATGGTCGAAAGCAACAGGAGAAGTTCATCACTTCGTTGATTTCGGGCCTCACCTTTTTTATTATCGCGAATCCAGAAACCTTCCGTCTCGTCAGACGCGTTCTCGGTCCACGCATCGCTACACCAACCGGTTGCCCATCAACCGTTGGCCTCCTTGTGCACTCCGTTGTATTCTTGCTTGTTGTGTGGGGCATGATGAACATAAAGAATGAAGCTCCAGTTGTGCCAAAGGAAGAAGAAGAAGAAGACCAAGGTCAATACATTGTTGCGCCAAAGCGTATGGCTGAAGTTGTTCCAGAACCCGGAATGGAAGAATCGGGTTTCGTTGATACCGGTCTTCAACTTGGTTCTCTTGACATTAACGGACCTTCTTTGTAAGAATTAAAAATGATCGATCGGTCGTTTGTTCAATATTTAAAATATCATAGTTTTCAAATTTTTTAGAGATATTATTCACATGTTTTTCGGTGATTGTAAAACAATGTTCGAAAAATGTGCGTCCTTCGTGTTCGACAATCAGAGGTCCGGGCCCGCCAACCACTGATTGTAGAATTGCATGCATTTAAGATATTTTGGGGTCTAGTCTTTAAAAGTCTTCATCGAAACCAATATCACCAGCGTCATCATCCAGTTTACCATAGTCACCCACCCTCTTTTCAAAGAAATTGGTCTTGCCATCAAGAGAGATATTTTCCATAAAGTCGAATGGATTCTTGGAGTTCCAGATTGGGGCCACACCAATTTGTTTGAGTAGACGATCAGACACATACTCAATGTATTCGGACATCTTCTCAGAGTTCATACCAATCAGGTTGCAGGGGAGTGCGTCAAGAATGAATCCCTTTTCAATCTCAACCGCTTCCTTAACAATAGAATGAATAGTTTGAGTTGATGGTTTGTTTCTCAACAACTTGAACAACTCCACCGCAAACTCTTGGTGGAGACCCTCATCACGAGAAATGAGTTCATTCGAAAAGCAGAGACCCGGCATGAGACCTCGCTTCTTCAACCAATAAATAGCACAGAATGATCCGCTAAAGAATATACCCTCTACACACGCGAAAGCAAAGAGTCTCTCCGCAAAGGAACGAGATTTTGTATCAAACCATTTCA